CCTTAAACCTACTATTCTCTAGAAAATGAGCATCCTTCGGGGTGCTTTTTTTTTAAACAAAAAGACGTACTAATTTAATATAGTTGTGATTTACATTAATAAAGATGAGGTTAACAATATAGTGCTAACACTAAGTGAGGTTAGTTCTTTGTCTAATCCATTCTATTTATTCGTGTTTCAAAACGAAATGAACCCCGAAAGCGAACCAATTTTATTCAGTTCCACCGACATTTCAACTTATCCCGAAAGATTTAATCAATTCTTACTAGATGAGCCTGTAGATGTTCAACTAGTTAAAGGTCAATATTCCTATTCAGTTTATGAAGCTATAACTGCGCCTACTGAAATTGAAGATACAACAGGAATAGTTATTGAAGAAGGTCGAATGGTGGTTTCAGGTGCGCTTATTAACTCAATTTACGACTAACTTATGGCATGGTATAACATATTCAAACAAAGTGAAAACAAAACTATTGAAGTGGTCGAAGGTTATCAATCTTTCAGTACACCGTTTAGTAAAATTGGTGGCGGAAATTTATCCTTACCTTATGTAAACGGACGTTATCAAGTAGCTGGTTATATTCCATTCGGGATTGAAAATTTATATCCTGAAACTTTGAATCAAATGTATTATTCTAGTCCATTACACGGTGCAATAGTTGACTATAAGGTTAACGCTGTTATCGGTGGTGGGTTTAATATTATCATTGATAAGCTAACAAACGAGGAAAAAGTTGATTTATACGCATTCGAAAAAAAGATTAAACTTAAAAAGATTGCTCCAATAGTAACAAAACAGCTTGTAATTCATAACAGGGTTTACTTTAAATTGTGTTTTTCAGATAAAGGAAAATTAACCAAAATAGAAAACCTTTCACCAGAGAAATTAAGACGTTCACGTGACGGAAAAACGTACTTTATTTGCGAAGATTGGGCATCTAGGATAGACGTTTTAGAGATTGTTCCGTACCACCCATTAAACAAAGAATACGAACAGCTGTTTATATACGAGTTACCTTGTATAGGTCAAGACTACTATCCGCTTCCGCAGTATTCAAGTGCTTTAAATTTTGCTTTTTTAAGCGGTGAACTTAGTTATTTAGCTAAATCAAACATACAAAACGCTGTTTTCCCTTCATTTGCTATGATGTTTCCTAAACGTCCACAAAGCGAAGAAGAAAAGAACGTACTACGTAGAACCATTGATAAGCTAAAAGGCGCGGAAAACGCAGGGAAAGCGGTTGCATTCTTTGCAAATAGTGCTGAACAGATGCCGAAGATTGAAAGTTTACCAACTAACTCAAACGATAAACTATTTCAAGAGGCTTCAAGTTTGAATACAGAACAGATTTGTTTTGCTCACACTATCGACCCTATATTAATGGGAGTTCGTACAACAGGTTCTTTGGGTTCTGGTTCGGATATTAAACAAGCCTATGTAATATTCGAAAAAAACGTAGTTAAACCTTTGCGAGAAAATGTCGAAGATATATTTAATGAGTTATTGCATATTGCAAAAGTAAAAGGTGAGTTAAAAATAAACAACTTTCAAATCATTAACGAAACGATTGTTGAAGTTGAGGAGAGCGCATCTAAAACAAGTGACGCGTTAAACTCATTAAGTCCTTTGGTAGCTACAAAAGTTTTGGGTTCAATGACTCCAAACGAAATCAGAGCCCTTGCAAGTTTGCCACCAATTGAAGGTGGTGATATTGTGCCTAGTACAAACCCTGAAACACCTGTTGTATAATGCTATACTTTATAACTGAAAACTACCTAAAAACGAACACGCCAATAACAGCAAATGTTGACGTTACAGATGTAACTCCGTATATTGCTACACAGGCACAGCTTCGCGTTATGCCAATTTTAGGCACTACGTTTTTTAATTATATGCTTCAAGTCTATAATAACCAAACAGCAACGAATGATGAAGAAACTTTAATAAAATTTATACAGCCTATTATAGCGTGGCGTTCTGCTGAAGATGCAGTTTTCGGTTTAACCTATCAACTTAAAAACAAAGGTCTTCAAACTCAAAACGGGGACTTTTCAAGTTCAGTAAGTCAACGCGAAGTTGCATTTGGAATGGAGCATTACGCACAAAAGGCAGCATTTTTCGAAGAGCGATTGATTAAGTATCTAATCAAAAATAAAGCATTGTACCCTGAATTTATTTCACTTGAAAATAGAGATACGGATTTGCGCCCTATGATTGATTGTTTCGGTTGTACAGGTTGCTGTCATGGAACTTGTAACTATGAACATGGAAACGGATATAACACTCAAATTTTAATACTTTAACATGAACGAATTTATTACACAAATCAAAAAGAACGGAGCAGTAGGAGTTTTGGCAATGTGGCTATGGTACACTCATACGGAAGTACAGGAACTTAAAGCGCGTTTATATGAATGTTACGGTAAACAAGTTTCAATAGATTTAACTATAAAAGATAATCCGACTTTTGCTATCAAACCAAAAGACGAACTAAACGAGCGTAAAAAAAGACTTGAAGCATGAATTACGACTGGTTATATAATGAGGGCGCACCACGTTTATTAGTACAAGCTATTAAACATATTGGAGTTAAAGAGATTGAAGGTAAAAAACACAACCCTATAATCATGAATTGGGCGCGTGAACTATGCCTAGACAAAGTTTATAATTCAGATGAGATTCCTTGGTGTGGTTTATACATAGCGTATATATGCAAAATGGCGGGATTAGACGTAGTTTCAAAACCATTGTGGGCGTTATCATGGTCAACGTGGGGAAATGAAGCTACAGAGCCAATGTTAGGAGATATTTTAACATTTAAAAGAGATGGAGGTGGACACGTAGGAATTTACGTAGGAGAGGATAAAACTCATTATCATGTTTTAGGTGGTAATCAAGGCAATTCCGTAAGCGTTTCACGTATTACAAAAACACGATTATTTAAAGCACGTAGAACGGCGTGGAAAATTGCACAACCTGCAAACGTTCGAAAAGTACATTTAGAAGCAAAAGGAGTAATCACAACAAACGAAAAATAAAAATGGCAAAGAAAAAGAAAATTGATGTAGACGTACAAGTAAACGATACGCACGTTGAAATTAAAAGAGACGACAAAGAATCGAAAGTATTATTAGATTCAAATAAATTAGACATTGAAGTTACGAAAACGGAGGACAGCTTAGAGGTGAAAGTTGAGGCTCAAAATCCGTTTTTGGGCTTCGCAGGAAAAATATTAGGCAGATATATATCTAAGAAATTAAAATAGTTATATTTGTATCGCTTTTTCATAATGGTTTAATTGTTAAGAACCCTTACTTCGGTAGGGGTTTTTTTATTGCCTAAAAAAAAAATAAAAAATATTTAATAAAATAATTGTTATTCTAAAAAGAATAGTTATCTTTGTTGAAACAATTAAACAAAACAACATGAAAAAACACTTTACAAATTTACTAGACCAAGTAACACCTGCCAACGATGAACAGAAAGAGTTTTTAAGCACGATTCTAGGCTTCTGGACGTTCTTATTCGCATTGATTGGTATATCTTATTCACTTTTAAATTTAATGCCATGAGAGAGTCTAAAAAAAGCAATCCAACATTATTAGAAATATTAAACTATTGGTTGGAACAAGAAAAAAAGAATGTAGGTAGAATGAATATAGCGCATTACATGAAGGTATGCAGCGCAAAAGCCTATAATTTAAGATGGAATGAAAGCACTAAAACTTGGAGTCATGAAAACAGCTATTGATTGGTTAGTAGAACAATTAGAAAACCACAACGGAGTTACAAAGGCAGCTTTTGAAAACGTAATTAAACAAGCTAAACTACTTGAAAAAGAGCAATTACGCACAATGCACTTGGTTACTTGGATGAATCCGTCTTTTGATTTTGACACCTATTATAAAGATAAATATGAAGACCAAAGAAGTAACACTAACAATTGAATACAGCACGTTTGATGACTTGCAAAACATATTAGATCGTGTTTACGCAGAACTAACTCAAGGAAAAGAATACTTTGAGGACGTAATTCACACGGATAACGGTAAACGTTTAATTCATTTTATGCAGAAGTACAAGCAAATGCGTACATTTAAAGTAGTGAATTCAGATTCAATAATTATAAAAAGTAAGATATGACCCCAAAAGAATTAGCCCTTAGCTTAACAGAAGATTTCTTCATTGGCTTAGAGATTAAAAACTATAAATTAGCTGTTAAATGCGCTATATATACAGCACGCCAACGAATACAAGAAACGTTTGATATTGAAAGAATCAAATACTTAAAACAGGTAGTTAACGAACTTGAAAAGCTATGAAGTTATATTACCCGCGACAGAAATACGAATACAGAAGGCTTAAACGTTGGAAAAAAAGAGTAAACATTTCTAACAATTTCTATAAAAATTTTGAGTTTGATTAAATAATAATTGTTATATTTGTAAAATAGTTCGCTCTCACACCATAGAACTTAAAGAAGTTATTAACCTCGTTAATGAAACAGAAGTGAGAGCCTGTGGATTTAATGGGGTTTTTTTATTTATTAAAATTTTAAGTTATGAGGATTTATCATCCGTATTGGAAATGGGAAGATTATAAAGCAGGATTTTATAATAATTGTTCAGGAGAAGAAAAAAAACAATTAATTCAAAAAGGAATTTATATGTTTAATTCAGAAAAATTAACTTTAGAATATATGTATAAAGTTATAAATGAATGGAAATATTCTTGTGAACATAATTTTACTAATCCTTCATTGAATAAAATAGCTTACATTGGACAAGGAGCGTGTTGTATTTATGCTAACATACCTTCAATAATTACAATGGAAATATGGAATTTGTTAGATAATAAAATTCAGGATAGGGCAAATAAAAATGCTAATAATGTTTTAAATAAATGGATTATAAACAATAAAGAAATACAATTATGCCTAAATTTAGATTAAATAAAAATGTTTTAGAAGCCGCAAAAGAACGAATAGATTTTACTTTTAATAATTTTGAAAGAATATATTTAAGTTTTAGTGCAGGTAAAGATTCA